CTTGCAGAAGTGCAATGTTCTCAGCATAGTATTTACGTTCTGCTTCAACTTGCTGTGCTTCAGAAGATATTTTCTTTCTATCTTCAGCTACATCTCGCAATCGTTTCTGTGCAGTTTGCTCTAGTTGATATGATTTAATTAAGTCATCTACAGACACCTCAACTTCTTCACCATCAACTTTTGCTAAATATACAGGGATTTCTTCTTCATCAGATTCTTCATCATACTGTTCACTTTCTTCTTCAGTATCATCATCAGCAGATTGTTCTACAACGTCTACATCTTCTTCAACTTCAGTTTCTTCAGTGGACACATCCTCAATTGGTGTGTCTTCAGACTTTTGAACATCCTCACTTGCCTGAGTAGGGGTGGTATCGTTATTCAAAAGTAAATTTACCGCTGTCTGTGTATCTAGCGGTGTATCAGGATTAGTTCCCTCAGGAATACTACTCATGTTTACCTCATTGTTTGGTTATTTTTTACGAACAATGCTATCTATTTGCTTAGTTGCTACTTTACCTGAAGAAATAATAGACTCTATCTTGTCTTCTATTTCTGTCAATGCTCTAAGTAAATAGAAAGCATGTTCTCTACTATCAACATCATTCAGTTCAGTCTGTGACCAATCTGTGATGTATGATTCTTTCATTACGTCAAATATCTCTTTCAGCAATGGGTTATTTCTTAGGGTTTCAGCTAGTTCACCCTTTATTTTATCTTCATCAAGTGACATGTTATATTTTATGCTTGTGGTAGGTTAGTGCTAATATTACCACCTAATGCTGACTTTTGCCTTCTTAACTCTAGTTCAGCTTCAAGTTCTAGTTTTCTTAACTCTAAAGTTCTTTCAAACTTTTCTCTTTCTAGTTCAATCTCAAGCAACATTTTCTCTCTATCAAGTGCAATGTCCGCTTGTAGTTTTTGTCTTTCAATGTCTACTTCCATTGCCATAGCATTTGCACCACTATTATTTTGGGACATTGCTTCTGCTTGTTGTTGCTGTTGCTGTGAAAGAACTTGGTCAATCTGTTCAGCACTATTAAAGAACTGTGATGTGTCTTTAAATCCTGCCATCTCAATAATCTTAGATAGTGTGTTGACATACTGACTTGGTTTAACAACAGGATTATCCATACCTAATGTTTGGATTAACTGTTCTTGTTTACCTGCAACTTGTAGAAGCATTTGCATTTTTTCTTCTTGCTTACCATTACCAAGTCCAACCTCAATAGAAATGTCAAACTCATTATCAAATGCTCTTGGGTCAATTGACACATACTCATTTCTTATTCTAATTGTTTTTTCTTTCATCATATGTTTAGAACATAATAATAAAATTAAACTAGCTAAATCTCTGCAACCTGTTTCAGCAAAAACCCTAGCAATCATTTCTGTTTTTAACTGCGCCCCTTGTATTGTACTTTGAACTGCTGATGCAGTTGTTGATTGTAGAACCTTAGGGTCTAAACCTAAACTTGCTTTTGAGAAACCTGTTCTTTGGTCACGAACTTGGTCTATATACTCAAGCATATTGAAACCTGCTGAACCTATTTGTGGAACAGACAATGGTTGTACCATACCCGGCGCTCTCATTCTTACTATGCCACCCGGTCTTGAAGATAATAAATCTTCTATGTTTGTTTGACCTTCTACTACAGCAACCCTTGAGTTATTTGTCAAATACAAATTATCAAGAAGTTGTCTTAAAACTGTGGACTTAATAAGTTGTAAGTCTTTTACCATTTCAGCAACAGATAACCCAACCATTCTATGTGGCATTAATATTGGTGATAAGACACAAAATGGAATGTGGTCAAATGGCTCATTTTCTAATATGAAGTTTCCCTCACCTATAGAAAGAACACGTCTTAACTCAGGAATACCATCACCATCATAATCTGCTCTTAGATATATTTCTGTTACTAAGCAATCATGCATACTAGGGTCATTCTTGCTCTCATGTTTAGCACCACCCTCAGTATCTTGGAATCTTTGTTGGACTTCCATTTCATTTTCAATTTCAGAATAACCTGAATGTTCAATAATAGTGTCATAGTCATAACCATCATTGACTAAGTCACCTACTTTCATAGTAGTTCTATGTGCAACAAAATCTGCTGTTTCTAAATTTACAGTACGTCTTGAAAACAAAAATTCTTCAGGTGGGATATTCATAATTCTAATCTTACCATTATCTTTTGTTCTTTTAATCTGCACATCATATGTGACAGATAATGGTATTTGATTTTCACCACTTACTATATCTTGGATGTCATCAATGTCTACTTCTTCTTCTGTTGGAACATCTTGTGATTCACCTACAACCACACCTACTTCATTTGTTGATTGAGAAATCACTTCTACATTAGGGTCATCTAGTAATAATGTTAGTTCAGTTTCATCAAGGTCAGTATATTCTTCTTCAACAGTTTCAAGGTTTTCATCATAAAAGACTTTCATAACACCAATCTTAAACAACAAGGCATCTTTGAACCAATTATATATATTAACAAAACCTCTGTTTTCACTATTAATAATATAGTTTGTGAGGTCTGTTACTTGTTCTGCTGCCTTGACATCCTCAGGTTGCCTTGCTACAAAACGTGCAAAACTGTCAGAAGACTGAAAAATTTTCATCAATTGTGGCATGATATACTCTATAGTATCTCTTGTTTCAGTTGCTACAACTTGACTTCTATCTTCTACTTCATTACCAAAAGGCTCACCTAAATAGTAATCTAATGTTTCTGACCTCTCTGATGCGAACTCAGTATCATAATAATTAACCGCTTCTGTTACATAGTCATTAATCAATGCCTTGAAAGAAGCATCATCCATCTTTGCCATTTACTTACCTTTTCTTTTTAGGGTCACGACTAAACTGCTTACCTTTTTTGATAGATTGTCTTTTTAGTCTTGTTAATCTGTCATATTCTTTTTTTGACATGGCTTGTCTTTTTGCTTTTGGTAAATACTTTTCACCTGTAGCTTTTGACCCTTGTATTGATGGTTTACCACTTCTAGTACCCCATTCTTCTTTGCCCCATGTTCTTAGTGCAGCTTGTCTTGGTTTGAGTGCCATTACTTACCAACACCTTTCATGGCTCTAGTATGTGCTTGAGTAAAAGTCATACCTCTCAGCATATCTTTTCTCATACTATCCATATGCTTTTTGGTGTGAGTGCCTTTTTTCTTATGATTGGTTAGAGCATTTTCTTGACGTTTTGTTAATGTCTTTTTCATTGCCATTACTTATACCCTCCACCTTTATTTTTATATTCTTTTGCCAACATTTGTGCTTTTCTCGCTGACCATTGACCACTTTTACCACCTTTATTACCTGCCATAATCTTATTGAAAAGATTTTTTCTCATAGTAGGTTTTGTGTAGTTACCTGCCTTGTTGACAGTTGATTTACTTTTTGCCTTTGCCATATGACATCTTCTTCATAGATTTCATTGGTTTCTTTTTAGCACCTTTTTTTATAGGCTTCATAGTCATTTTTTTTGAATACATTTTCATACCGGGCATTTGATAACTCCTATCTTTTTATTTTATTAAACAATCTTCTTAGTATATAACTTCTGCATAATGATATTAATGTAAATATTAAACCAATACTTGCAGCTTCATTAAATGTTGGCTCAAACCCAAAAAAGGGTAAGACCAAAACATTTGATAATACAGCAACAACAAAACCAACAATGACATTTGCTACACTTTCAATGAAACTAAAAAGTTTGCTTTGCATTATGTCTTCTTATGTTTATTTGCAAATGTTTTTGCTTGTTGCTTTGAACTAAATCCCCATTTTCTAAGTGCAAGGTTTAACCTAGTTGGTCTACCTTTACTATCCAACATAGGACCGGGATTATTACCAAACCTAGCTGCAAAACTTATACGTCTAGGATTTGTACCTTTGTTTATAGGTCTTTGAAGATTACTACCCTCAGTTCTTTTAAAGAAATTACGACCCTTTTGATTAAGTCCACCCTTCTTATTCTGAAATGCTTTTTTTACCATTTTTACCTCTGTGACCACCTACAAACAAGAAGTGATAAGTGTGTAAGATTATATATCAGCTTGTGACTTTGTTAGTAGGTGGCTAATCATGTAAGTGGAGTTGATACCCTGTTCTAGGGAATATTGTGTCCACAAATTCTTGTATTTCATATGAAGTCATGTGCTGTGCAACCAACATATCATGTGCCAACATACATAATGATGTTGCTATAGTATCACCATCAGCAATATCATCTGTCATTAATTGTGTAATAATATCTGCAAAGAATCTATTGCAATCATGCACCTCTTGACCATCTAAGACTTCTTGCAATGATAATGTTTTAATTATGTAGGAGTCTTTTTTGCTCATACCTCATTACCCCAACAATCCCAACCATCAAATCTTTGTCTAGCAAACAATTCTATTTTTTTTTCGTTTTCGTTATATGTTTGTGATATTAGATTGCGAAAAAAATCAGGTTTTTTACTATGGTAACTGCGTGGCAATTCCCACCAACAAGAGTCGTTTTTTTTGATTGCCTTTTGCTTACCTTTATAACCAAACAACAGATATTCGGCATTTGTAGTAAATGTGCCACCTAATCCCAAACCTCTAGGTTTTTTTGTCCAAACAAGGGTTGTTGAATATTTAAACCCCCAATCTCGCATTACATCAAAAGCATCATCTAAGTATTTATTAATTGTCCACAAGAACAACTTGCAATCTTTATCAGATATATTTTTTACAGGTAATGCTTTAATTTCATCCAATGACATAGTCGGATAAGGCAGTGGTCTTGTCTTGCCATTACTATTCCAATCACACCCCCTCTTTACTTCCCAAGCAGGGTCTGCATATATAATATTGTATTTTTTATCAGGGAATGGAATCATACAATCCACCCATTATTGCCATAATCAATACGTTGGTTGAATTTATAACCTGCACCACTACCTGATGCTCTCACCGCTAAACCTGCAAATGTGAGCATTAAAGCATCAGCTACATCAGGACTCCTAAAACCTCTTTTCTTCATTTGGTCTTTGGACTCAACTTTGAACTTGCCACTTGAAAGTATTTCATATCTGACATTGGTAATTTCATTAATGAGTTCATCTTGTTCAGGAATCTTGCAATCTTTTTGCTCTAACCATTCTCTGCATTTGAACCAAAGTTCATCTCTTAATCTCATATATCTGTCTGCCATACTACTTGACTCAGCTACATTAATGCCCCTAGCAGGTAAATCTAACTCTACCAACCTATCAACAACACCTGCACCAAGACCAATACTATCTACCAATATCTCTGATGGTCTATCTTTATATGGAGTAGAATCATATTCTGCCATGATAACACCTACAGTTTCCATTAAGTCTTTGCCACCCCAATGCTTGATAGGTTCAGTGATTACATTGCCTTTTCTTTTGCATAATGCACATCTATCAGAACCATGTCTTGCAATATCAATGCCCCAAATAGGCATGGCTTCTATAGGGTCAACTTCTCTGTTGACGGCAGATTCTGCCAATGTTCTTGATATAATAGAGTTATCATCTGTTTCAGGTGGTAAACCTAATACCCTCACTCTAAAAACATTAGAGTCTTCACCATATTGTTTCTTCATATCCTCAACATATTGAGGGTCAACTGTATCAGCATCTAAGCAAGATACTGTCATTGTTTTCCATGATTCAGCATTTTTAGTAAATGAATCATAGAAATAACCTGATGCTCTATTGGGGTTACCAACCATAATAGTCTTTGCACCATGAGTAGACATTGCACCTTGTGCGACCTCAAATATCAAGTCAGGAACACCTGATGCTTCATCAATAATAAATAACATATTAGGTGAATGGAAACCTTGTAATGCTTCAGGATTTTCACGTCTACTTGTTCTTGCCACACAAAATGAGTCAGGAACACTTTTTAAAGTTATCTTATCAGACCTGAACTCAAGTTCATCTTGAAATGCTTTTGGCATCATCTTGTGCCATTTTTGTATCTCTGACCAAAGTATCTGTTCTAATTGTGATGCTGAGTTAGCGGTACAAGCTACTTTAACAGGATAGCGAGTAGTCAACCACCACAATATCACAAAAGATAGGTATGTAGTCTTGCCAACCGCATGACCGCTTCTGATTGAAACTCTATTATTTTTATTTATATTGTTTAATGCTTCTTTTTGCCATGCTTGAGGTTCAGCTTGTAATACTGTCCTACAGAACAATACAGGGTCATTCCTCAAGGTAAGAAGTGTATCAACTACATTATTTTTTTCTATCATAATAAAAAACCCTCACATTTGCATATGAGGGTTGGGAGTAAATTTAATTATTAACTTAATACTAAAATGAAACATACTTTTGGTATGTTAATATATAACCTATATTATGCTGTAAAATAAATCAAGTATTTATTTCAAAAAAAAACCCATCACTAGGATGGGTCTTTTAGGGAGGGTTGTTAGTTGATTAGAATGAATAATCAAAATACCTAGTTCTGAAACCTAGACCATAACTACCATGACCTTTTACCCATCTCTTAGCTTTTTCAGACCATTCAACAGTATTGTAGATTTTAAAGTCACCTTTTTCTGTAGTTACAACAGAAGATTTTAAGTATGCTACACATCCATTTAGGTTAGGTGTATATTCATAACTTTGTTCTTCACTCATCCCATTGTTATCAATTCTGTTATAATCATCTTCTTGTATTCCAATAATTTCATAACCTTTATTGTTCCAATTTTCATCAACAGAAAACACACTATAAGGGTGTCTGTCTGACCAACCAAATCTAGTTGCACCTGAACCAACCTCTACTTTGTAGTCAGCAGGGAAACCTGTGTCTTCTATTGTTCTGATTTGTGAAATACTATAATTTTTTTTCATTTGTTTTACTCCTAATTAATAATGATACCAATATAGCACATCTGAGAATATAGTCAAATATTAATTGTATATTTATTTTTATCCACATTTTTTTATGAGGGGGGTATCACAATTATCCTACCCCCCCCCATATTTTGCAAGGAGGGGGTATATCATTTTTTTATATATTTTTATTTATATAATTAAATCAATAACTTATATGACTACTGAATAGGTCTAACTATCCTCATCATCTTCAATAATATCATGTTCAATTATTTTATTATGCTCTGCCATCCTCTGCTCTACCTCTTGTAAGGCAGTGCTGAAGTCATTTCCCACTGATATATTGAGTTCAGCAGGTAAGAATCTAGCAAGATTACCAAGAACTCTACTGACCTGACCTGTTTCAATCATTTCATCTGCAATTAATTGGGGCAATGGTCTGCCCCTCTTTTCACACTCATCTATTGCTTCTTTAATACTATTTCTTACCAAAATAACTGATGAGAATGTAGGTGATGTACCTTTTGGTCTTCCTCTTGGTCTTTTTATAATCTGCTTATCATCATTTTTTAATTGTTTAACCATTTGTATTTTATAATTTAATTTAAATAAAAAATCAACAGTCTTTACAACCTAATTAAATTGGACTATAATTATCACAATTATTATTAACTTAAAGTGAGGTACACAATGTTGTTATATCAATATGAGCAATTTACAATCTTTTTTCAAGAAAGAGAGAAGATGTTTATTTGTTACAAAGACAATCAATTTCATAGACACCAACCCTACCACAAACCTGTCACAACTCTCTTTCAATTGAAAGATGATGCAATGACATGGTTTGATGAATGGGTAAATAAAAAACCTAAACCTAATTATTTAGTAGCTGATGTTGAGGACTCTGCTCAAACAATGGCAAGTTTTAGAAACAGTTTATACACTACTGAATAATCAAACCTATAAAAGGGTAGTTCACTCCTAGCTACCCTTTTTCTTTTGGGTAAATAATTTCAATCCCCAATCTTACTTGTTCTTCTGACCTTGCTCTATTAATTAATTTACCTTTTGTCCTCTTATGATAACCCTCTTTAGTTACATAATCACACCCTCTAAAACTTCTTGCCTTTACATCATATGCCTTAAATTCACCTGTAACTCTATTTAATGTGACAATATCTACCATTCCAAGTCCTAGCAATGGTATAAAGACAAGCAATTCAGGGTCTTTTGTAAATTCTAATTGCACCTCTAATTCTGCCATTATCCCACTAATTACTTTCTTATTTCTATTCCCCATCAAGAAATACCAAAATGATTAGCAAGGAAGTTTAAAGCATCTCTGAGCCTATTCATGCTAACTCTCCTATTGTGGTACTCCTTAGCATCAAGACTTGTAGCTGTTGACCCCTCAAACACAACCCACTGCACCACTCTAAACATATTAATTGGTAGCTTACTCATTGCTTTTATGTAATCTGAAAATGCAATATTATCACCATCAAAAGAACTTATAGAGCCATCAACCTTTGCATCAAACTTCATTGATGATGGTCTAGCACCCTTAGAATGGATTGTTAATAAGTATTGAGCAGTATTATACTGTTTAGAATCAATCAAACCTCTTTGATAATATCTATCAATTAAAGTTTGGGACATGATTCTTCTTCTAAGTTTTGAACCTGCTGTTAAACCTGTAGGTTCATCCTTATAGATTTCACCACTTACTCTTTCTTCTGTGCCTAAATCTGACTTGATATATTTTATCATCAGTCACTAATTGATTTATTCAGTATTGATGAGAAATCAATATCTGCTACAGTTTTTCCCTTTTTATTATTTGATGTTTTATCTTGTTGGACATGTTCCATTGACATGCAAGAACCATATAGGCAAAGATAGTTAATACAATCAATCAAACTATCCTCATCATAATTGTTCAAATCTAATCTTGCCAACTTCATCTCTGCCATCATCCTAGCTACAGTTGATGGTGTAATTTTTTCACCTGATGCAAAACTAAATCTCTTTGCTTTTCTTTGAAACAAATCATAATGTGTTCCATACTCATTACCTCTATCTTTTAAAATAGAAGCACATTGTGTTAAGAACTCACTTGGTTCTTTTAACTCTTTATATCTAAAAGGGGACTTCGTCATTGAAATAATCCTTATCTTCTTTTGGTTGCACATCTACAACTTTAGCTTCCCTTATGTCAGCTTTATCAAGTTGCTCTTTTATCATGGTGGTCATTTTATAATCTCTAACCATTGCCATAATCTCTGACATTGTATAAAAACAATCAATATCACTTCTCTTGTTTTTTGCATACAATAATTTATCTTCTTCTTTAATTATTCCTATAGTTTTTCCATCAGCATCACCAACCCAAATTTCAGGTAACTCATACAACTTATTATCTTCAACATATTTTCTCATAGCTTCTAATCCCCTTACACAAATTTCTTTTCTCATTGATAATTCTTTGACATAACTTTTATAATTATACTCATCCATTCTTTTTATTGTTACAGCAAATTTCATAATTGCTGAATCAAATCTCTCTGCCATATCTTTCTCAACCAAATTAGGCAATCCATTAAATCCATATATCTCATCATACTTTTCTTGCAACAATAGATACTGTTCTATGGTGTCCCAAAATGACTGATTTTGATATGCTTTAACTCCTACTCTCTGACCACCTTTTCTATCAAAGAAATCATGGTGTTCTGTTCTACCTCTTAACAACTTCAATTGTACCTCACATACATGTGTGTGTAGTAGTATGTAGTGCTATATATAATATAGCTACTACACACAACATTACATACACATTTAGCAATACTACAGTCAGTAAGACTTTCAGCTATTTTTCTGCACTTTTTCCACATTTACCATTTTCCTCATTTTGTAGTAGTAAAAACACCCCTATTTTACTACACACATTAGATAAATAAATCAGGTTGAACTGTCATATCAATGTCAATACATTCATATCTACCATTCTGACCTTTTGGGTATGGCTTTAATTCAACTTTCAAATCTTTTATCAACTTTTTTTTATCTCTTTTGGCAGCATTTATATATATATATCTTAATGTTGGTTTCATTTTAACCTGCTCTACAATCTTACCTTTTTTGTCTAACCCTCTGCGCATATCATATGATGAACCATCTTCAAAAATAAACTTGGTCTTTGGATTTGACTCACCTGTATACAACCAATTTGTTGCCTGATAAATGTACCCATGATGATTATTGTTAGGGTCTGCATATGAAACTAATGCTGTTGGTTTTGGTATTAATTTTATGCACTGAGATACAAAATAACTTAATATATTTTTCTCATTTGTTTGATTTATGACTAACCTATTTAATTCAAGAGTTCTCACTTTTATAGTATGAAATAAACAATCACCATCATTGTAATGGTAGTTTGCTGAACTACCAAATGTGCAAACACCATGAAGTTTGTAATCATTATCTATCAGTCCAAAACAGAATGAAACATTTGTCAGTCTTCTTGCATAATGTTTTTTTAATAACCAATCTTTATATTCATGGTTCTTTAATTCTGTTACTTTGTACTTTTCATCTAACATAAATATTCACAACCTGTTTTCCCCTAATGCAATGAACTTAGTTGTCTGACCTTTTCTATATGCTTTTGGGTCTACTCTATGTGCATCAATTGTTTCTTCTCTTAGTACATCTTCTTCAATCCACACCTTGAGCATACTAGATACTCTTTTCCTAATTGCAGGTGCATTGATGTCAAAGTCTAAGAAGTCTGCTATGAACTCATGCACTGACATCTTGTAATCATTTTTGACTGCTCTGATATTAGTAAGAAGATATATTTGGCAATCTCTAATAGAGTTCATTAAATTGACTATCTTGTCTTTTGATATGCCCTCAAATGCAGATGGTGGTGTGTAACTTTCAATAACAACAACTTCATCATTGTTGGGTAGGAACTCACCTGTCTTTTTATACCAAACTATTTGGTCAAGTGGTCTTGATAGATTATTCTTACCTGCAGGTTCAATCTTAAAATAATCTACATGATTATCTATAGCTAGTTGCTCACTGACTTCTTTGCTCATTCTATTTAACACTCTTGCACTTCTTACTGCACCTATCAGTGAACTACCACCTCTTGCATCTTCAGGTGATACATTAGTTTGGTTTGCTTGTATTTTCCTAGTGTGATGAACTACCTCAATTGCAATATTACATCTATCTGCTAATTGGCTTAGTGTCTTTGCAAGAGTTCTAAAGTTCTCAACTGACTCTGTAGATGTGTGAAGATTTGCAAGTGGGTCAAATATCAATAAATCAATTTCTTCAGTCTTAACAAATTCTTCTATTATCTGTATTGCTTCTTCATTAACTGTTCCATACTCACCAATCATCAATAGTATCTCATGCTCTCTGCCTGATGAGATATATAAGTCATGCAATTCTTCTTGCTTTATCTCATAATGTTGTGCCACTGCATACACTCTTTTCTGTATCTCTGAATATGGGTCTTCTGAATTATGATATGCAACCTTACATTTCTTTGTTGCCACATTGAGCAAATCTCTATTTGTTGCCATGCAGATTGCTTCAGTCAGAACTAGGCTACTTTTACCTATCCCACCTTGTGATGCAGTTAAGGAGCAATATCCTCTGATATAATGTTTGTTGCCATACAAGAAATCTGTCTGTGGTATGGACAAGGGGTCAATAGGTGTCCATCTTCTAAATACAGATGTATCTAGTTTTGGTACACTTGCTGCGCTATTTGTTGTTAAAATTGGTCTATTAAACCCCTTGTTTCTTGCACTCTCAATAGCACCATCTATTTCTTTTATAGTTTGGTCTACTGAATATCCTGCTTGTGTTATACCTGTCAGGACACTGTGTATCTCTGCATCTGATTTATTTCTTGCTACCAATGATGCTACAACTCTTATCATATTGTCATGCCAATAGTTGCCTTGTCTGATATTTGTGAGTGCTTGTTCTATATCTAACTTCTCAGTTCTATCAAAATCTGTGAAGTTTATATTGTAGTTTTGAGTGATACTTTGGTATGGAAAAGTTTTTTTAAGGGTCTGTATGGTCTTTAAATCACCCCCAATTTTCACATAACTGCTGATTTCTGTGACTCTACCTCTTTCAAGTTTAGCTTTATTAGGGTAATTGATAGTGCCACCCAACCTCATAATTCTTGATGGATTGGTCACAACAGGGTCACTCTTTAACTTGTGTGCTATCCCCTTTTGCAACATTGACCATGACTCAAGGTCTGTCATTGGCTCATTCAACTCATAATATATGTGACCTCTTTTAGGACTCATACCTGTGTAGACTCCAAAGCTACCTTTAAAATCTTCTTTAAATGATTTGTTTACATTCTTCATTGACTCAGTGTCATCACAATCACAAAAGCAAAAGAAACTTCCAATGATGTCTTCATCTCTTGCATAGATGCCGTTGGACTGTGCATTGATTGGATTGACTGTAATATATATATTGTATTTTTCTTGATTCAATCTTGTGGCAAATTCCACTGCTTGATTGATTTGTTTGTTTGTATATTTGTGTGAGATGGTGGGTTTATTGTCACCTATACATCTGATTTCAAACAGTGCATTTTCATTCAACTCATCCCATCTCTTGGTCAGTTGCTTTAGGTGTGTCACCATATGTTCTGTATGCAATTGCATTATTACCCCTTTGGTAGATGGTGGTGTAGGGATGGGACACCACCATCTGTTCTTTAAAATTCACTATCTGCAGGTAAAACTACTACTTCTTCAGATGTGTCTTTGTTCTTGTCTTGGTCAACTTCAAGTATGAATGGTCTTGTAACCCAATCAATAACTTTCAGTTTTGGCACTACTGTACCCCCTACTTTGAATTGTAAAGGTTCTGCCTTTTCCATATAAACTCTAGGAAGTTTATCCATTGGTTTACCATTTATTTGTGGACTAAGATGTTTAAATGCTTCTATTACACTGACCCCACTTTGTGTCCAATAGAACATCTTATCCTCACCAATGGCAACAGGAATACTGATACCTTGTTTATAATCAGCATCAGGTTTTGGTTTCCAATTCTTTAGGTCATCATTGAAGACCCAATCAGGTCTACCATTGTCAAACTTTGACCACCCTGTCTTCATGTTATGGATGTCCAATACAACACCTTTATCTTTCTTTGTGATTGCTGTGACTACTTTCTTTGTGCCATCTTTCAGCTTCACCATAAAAGAAGCAGGTGGTATTTCCATGTCTTGTGTACCCTTAGGTTTAAAAGACATGTAACCATCATGCAGACTTTCAGTGGTCTGTTCCTCATTAAATGTTATTTCAAATTTTGCCATTATATGCTCTCTTTCTCTTGGTTGTAAAACTCTTTCAATTCATTTTCACCTGTCCAATAGAATGTATTGGTTTGTGGTATACATTGTCTTGCTTCTTCAGGTGTAAACTTTTCACAAAACTTATTCATCCTATTTACTGTCAATCTTGCTTCTTCCATTAGTTGTGTAACATCCCCATCTTCTTTAAAAGCAAACCCTCTTGGTGTGACATAACAAAACTTAACTGAATGGTTGCTCTTTGCCATTTGATATATGGCTCTTTGTAATTGGTGGTCATATGACTGTGTTGATGGCATCCTATGAGTTGTCTTCAAATCAATTACTGTACCATCAGGATAAACCAAATCTAAGAAACCTATGAAGTCAACTTCCCAATCATTGACAGTATCTTTCATTGTGAACTTAATTCTTTCTTGGTCACCATTATCAAACTCAGGACATCCAAATTCTTCTAGTGCTTCAACTGAGTTTCTAATAAATGGTTCAAGACTCTTGAACTCTTTTGCAATAGACTCATCTGCTATTAATGGAAACTTACTAGTAAATCTGCTCTCAGCTAATGTGATTGCTTCATCAATTTCTAAGGTCTTTGTCAATACTTCAACAACTGCTTTTTCAACAATCAGACCTCTCTGCATTGGTGCAGATGTTTTGGTCTTCATGCCAAACCCATATTTGCAAACAAACATAGGTAAGTCATTTCTAAATTGGTTCAGCTTAGATGCTGACATATAAGGTTGTAGTTTGCCCTCAGAGAGGTCACACCACTTCTGTATGCCCTGTAAGTTTTTCAAATTCCCCCTCTTTCTCTAAGATTTCATAGAAGTCTTTCATCCTAACTTCACCGCCTGTGTATTGGATAATCTTCTTCATAATTCTTAATGATGGCATCCTAAAATTATAATCAAAAGGGTGTGCAATGTAGTTGTAGACAGTTTGTTTGCTGACTCCAATCTCTTTTGCAAATCTGTATGGGGTCATATTTCTCTTGTCTAGATATTCTGATAATCTCATCTTACACTCTCTTTCTGAATTATTAAGGTTACATATAATTTTTGTGGACTTCAAATATTAGTTGACTTATCCACACTAAAAATCAAAACCAAGATTTATCTTGCTGTTCATCTTCACTTTTAACAACTGACTATTTTGCCAATCTGTATAAAAATCATCTGTTACTTTTGAACCAATCTTATGACCAATTCTCAACTGCAAACCATCATGGTGTGCTTTTGTATAATCTTCACCAAAACTATCTCTGTAAGAATTGGCATAGTATCTTCTGTAGGCATGAAATGTTAGACCCTTAGGTTTATCACCATGCATGAATGGATGTACTTCATGGTCTTTGTACTTATTATAAGTGTCTTTCCAAATCTTGTGATACCACATCAAGGCAGTTGAATAGGATGGTTTATCACCAAACTTAGTAGTAATGACCCATTGCCATTTCATATTTGCCCTCTTGTCTGACTTACTTGTTGGAGCAATCTCAGTGTGTTTGGATTCAAAGTATTCTCTGTATGATTTGTCTTTGAGGTATTGTTGCTTCAGAACTTCCATTCTTTTGTCTACTAACTTCTTTTGCTCAAATATCTTTTCTAAGAATTGTGGGTTGATGTCCATTAGTCTGTGCTTGTCCATACTCTCATCATTTATCTTAAGTTTGCTATTCTTCATTTTAAGCAATGGCTCTTGTGGATTCTTGATGTTGATGTCTGACCACTTCAAGTCTAATACTTCATTTACCCTACCCCCTGTTATGGTAGATAGTAGAATTAATAGTTTTTGTTGAGGTGTCTGAGCCATCTCAAGAAGTCTTGTGATGGTGTGATGTTCTTTTGGTACATCATTAAATGACTCAAAATGTTTCTTATCTCTCTTTTCATATTTTGGGACAGTGTTCAACTTCACTTGATGAAATGGATTATTAGTAAACTTAACAAGTTGATACCTTATGGCAAAGTCTATAAGTTGTTGCATCTTCTTCTTAACTCTATTTCTTCTATCAACTGATTTGTCTTTTGCAATCTGCTCAAAGATGTCATCAAGTGCATTGGGGTGTAGTTGACCCCAATCACTTATATGTCCAAAGTAATCTTGTGCAAGTTTGAAGATTGATTTGTCTTCTCTGTGAGTGAGTGGACTCATGTCCATTCTCTTATCCATAAATTGATTTATAATAGTAGATAAATTCATTAATACAACTCCCTCAACTCTTGCATATTTTCATAATCATTTTCATCATATGGTGGATGTGCAACTTCCATCATCTCAGTCTTTTGTTTTATAAATGGGTTCACTACATTAATTCTCATAATTCTATATATCTCTTGCCATATTAAACCATGAGGTCTTTTCATACTTTTTAATTTAGATTTATCATACTTTTGTGTATTGTAAGAATCATACAAATATTTTGGCAAAAGATGACGATAGCTATATTGAATATAATGTGAAAGTTCATGTGCTACTAACAAGAATAAAATGTCCTCATTATCATTAACTTTTATTTGACCTATTTGTGGGTCTTTGTTGACACTTTTATATTCTATCCAATATTTATGATTAAAATTCCAACAAGTAGTACAAATATTCATCTCATACCTACCTGCATTTGACCTACCATTTCTTTTGCGATAAAAGGTTGTGTTCAACATAATATTATCTACTACATCTTTTCTTTTTTTTGAAGATGACATCCATGAACTAGTAGGGTAAAACAAGTCCACTGATTTTTCTACCCATTGAAACTCATGCTTTTTTAAAAAAAGTTCTTTCATTAATGCTGTCACAAAAAATCTTGTAGATTTTTCATAGTCAACTATTTCTACCATTATCTTAACTCCCAAAATTTTATTAATATTTCTGACTCTTTCTTGTCACCAAAGTAACAAATGCAATCCTCCTTATTGACTGTCTTTGTCCAAAGTTTTGCATGTGGTTCTCTTTTAAATTCAACTTGATATTCTTCAGTAATTTTCTTGAAGTGTGAATGTCTTTCTAAAAACCATATAGCTACATCTTTGTCTGTTGTCCAACTGAAGTGTTTGTCACTTACCCCACCTCTGTAGACATCAAACCTATTTGGTAACTTCTTGAATTTGTTTCTGTCTTTCACTGACATCATCTCACTAGCATTTGGTAGCTTCAACAAAATTGACCAAAGTGGCATAGCATTATAAGTGAACTCAGTTTCTTGGTAGACATCTGCAACAAACTTCCAATATGATTTGCAACCACCTCTTAATAGAAATTTTGTGTCTAAATCAAGCATTTTATTAGTGAGCATAACCAAGTCATTAGGACTAGGCTCATAATAAAATTTGTTATGTGACTCCAAAAGAAACTTGAAATATTTATCAAGTTTCTTCTGTTCTGTGTCACTAATTGTTTCACATGAAACATTGTTTAACTTATTCATCTACTTGCCTTGCTTCAATACTATGTATGTCTTAGGACTTGTCTTGTCCAACTTCTTATACATACTGATGCCTGACCTTACCCAATTAGATGACCCAAACCTTATGATGGCTCTGATGTCATTATCAGGCAAAGATGTTTGCTTCTTGATTTTAGAAAAAGTATCAGCACCATTCTGTATCAATGGCATGACTTCTTCTAATAATAGTCTTTCTTTAATATGTAGTTTCATATTAGTACTCCTTAAAATTTACTCTTGATAGTAGTTTACGCTATTTTGAAATAATAGTCAAATTTTATTTTTATATATGTGGAAAAACATTGCTCACATTGACTTACAAGAGAATGTAATTTTTTTTTAAAAAAAGTATTGACCTATGTTTTTGCATGGAGTATCTTGTATGCATAGTCCAAAAAGATTTGGACAATTATTAACTTAACTAAAGGCGAAACAAATGAATATTTACAAAATGAATCTAGACCAATTAGAAAACCTACACATCAAATTGAAAAAAGAAAATGCACAAGATTTACTAGAGAGGAAGACTACAATCAATGATGTTAGAGAAAGTCAAATTTCTGATAATATACAATTTCAAATTCGTGTTTACAATGTCATAAAACAAAGAAGACAAAATTTGGAATTTTTAAAATCATTGGCAAGTAGATGAATAGTATAAAAATAAAATTTGACTATTATCCCAAAAGGTGCTACTCTTTTATCAAGAGTAAATTTATTAACTTAACTAAAGGTAAAACAAATGATTAATTTAAAACCATATGATATGTATGACTCAAAAACAAAAACTTTAAGATTCTGTGACTTTCAGCATTATGTTAAACTTAATGCAGAATTTGAAAAACAAGGTTGGACAATAATTGATATTCAATGCCATGATGTTGATGGTATGGATTTCAAAAAGAGTAAGTATGTCAATGGAAAAAGATTTGTTGTGTCCCCTAACAAATTAGGAACAGTCAGAATTACAGTAACATGTGAAAAAGATGATTGTAAAATTGTTGCAGTTTATGGGTCAAATTATTTACACAAAGATTTTGCAATGTATCAACTTATGAAGCAAGAGGAACAATATTTAAATGAACATGGTCACACAATTCGCTAAAACTTTTATAATTATCAACAAGGGGGTCTTCATAGACCCCTTTTTTTTTGCTTAAAGAGTAAAAATAATTTATGCTAGTCAAATGACAAATGGTAGACAAAAAGGTGCATCTTTTGAGAGAAAGATTGGGAATATGTTGCTTGATGAATTGGGGATTAAATTTAAGAGAAATCTTGAGCAATATAGAACAAAAGATTTGGGGGATTTGATTACAGAAAATAATGATTTTCCATTTGTGATTGAGTGTAAAATTAGGGGTAAGGGAACAACCTACTCAATGGATTGGTGGGAACAAGTTACTAAGGCAACTCAAGGCACAAACAAAATGCCTGTTTTAATTTATCAATTAAACAGGTCACCTATTAGATGTGTTTGTGACTTGAATGTCATATTAGAAACTTTTGGGGGTCAGACTATATATCATCAAAACTTGGTTGAATTAACATTTGAAACATTTTGTATGATATGTAGAGAAATGTTAAATGATGGGATAATTAGAACAAACTAATAATAATCATCACTAAGAATAAAACACCTACTACTATTAATTTGCCTTTTCTATTCATGTTGCTGTTGCCACAACCACACTTGTCATAAATAGTGCCTATAAATGTTTTAATTTTTGATTTTATATTCTTTAATATTTGCATTATGAATCCTTATTGTAATGGGTTTTGTGAAAGATTTAATTCTTCCATTTGGAGTTTTAATAATTCCATTTCAGTATCTATTACCGCTATGTTAGTTTTCATTTCTGATATTGACTCATTGATTGTGCCAATCTCTGTGTTCTTCTCTCTTAGCTTGTCAGATATTTTTTTTGACAATGCTTCTTTATGTAATTCCATTTTTTCATATACGGGCATTAGGTCAACTTCTTGACTTATGACATATTCACGACTCTCAAGTTGTGCAATTCTGTTCTCAAAAACTCCGTATGCATAGAATCCTCCGCCTAATACTGAAATGCTGCTGATAACGGTAATAAGTGCTGAAAAATGTTGTCTAATTAGTTGCATGTTTTATTCTTTCTATCTTTAATAATAACTCATTTTGTTTGAGTCTATTGGTTCTAAGTTTCTTTTGATTGATTGCTATAGGGTCAACAATCATAGCTACATTTTGATATAGTTGTCTATTATCTACATATGTAGGTTGAGAAGTATAGATGTTTTGTGGTTTATAAAAAGGTTTATCAAGTATCATATTTTGACTATTAATAATAACATTAATGTTTTTCAAATCTGCTAAAACAACATCAGAAAATTTGACTTCAACATTTATACTAGGCTTATCTTGTACTAATTCAATAGATGGAGTTTCTTCTATATCTATAATTTCTTCAGCAAATGAAACATCATCTTCAATTATAGTTTCCTCTATTTCTTCTTCAATAACTTCTTCAATCATTGGCTCATAAGGAAACTGCTCTAATTCTTCATCAGTTGGGGTGACATCTTCTTCAATAACTTCTTCAATAACTTCTTCAATCATGCTGACATTTTCTTGTTCAGGTTCATCAGCAACAATCATTTCTTCATCTTCATAAATCATAGGCAATGGCATTAACATTTCTTCAGGCATTGGTTCATCAGTATACATGGTCAACATACTATCATCACTATAAAGTTCAATCATTGATGTATCATCATACATTTCCATACCCATATCCATATCCATTGGCTCATCAAAAGTTACATCCATATCCATTGGCTCATCTAATTGTATCTCATCAAAACCAAATTCCGTATAGTCTTGTGATAAAAAAAAATCATCATTGAATAAAATTTCAGGAGCAATCTCAATTAACATTTCTGTTTCAACAGGCTCTAAAAATATAAAATCAAAATCTTGTTCAAATTGTAAAGACTCAAATGTGATAGTTTCTTCAATATTGTCTGCTATGTCAGAAATATCATCATCAAATGTCAATGCAAACTCATTGTAAGTAACATAGAGTTCAGGGTTTTTGACATCTGCTCCATAATGATATTGTGGTTGGCTTGGTACACTAAATTCCATGCGACTTGTTATACTATAGTTTGTTTCTGTGTTAGGTGGCACAACTATAATGTTTTCAGGACTTGCCACATATCCACATCCATTCCAACCATTTGCACAAACATCATCTATTGTGATAGTCTGTGTGACTGTTTGACCACTTGATGACTCTATATTCTGTATTAACTTTGTGGTCTGCTCGCTGCTGTTCCATGTCCACACATCTGCGGTATAGATAGAAGTGAATCCATCTTGTATTTCAGGTATCAGTAAATGGTCATTTAACTGTATTTCACTTTCCACATATTGTCCGTGGACTCCTGCAATAATATTATTCCCATGCCTTGTTGACTGATTACTACCTGTCCAACTCCCGTCTGTAAAATCATTGCTTAAAAGGTTCTGTGTTGTCGCACTGTATGCTGACCAAGTACTCGCCAACAATATAATATTGACCATTACACTCAATGAAAGTATTACACCAAGTATACATATTATTATCTCTCTCATATTTCATCACTTTGTTTCTTTATACATTCATGCCCTATGGTAATTTCCCATTCATTGATACCTAAGGGTTCTATTTGTTCATACATTTGCAAAGAGTCTGCATAGCCTGTAATCATGCAAGAATAATAATCTGCAAATCTTAAACTATGCTCAATTGGGGGCATACAGTTATCAGCTACTAAACTGCAAAAATGTATAAATAAAAAATATTTTGCCATTATCTACCTGTAGAATATTGTATTTGATTGTCCTTATATTCATCCATAATAGTTTTTCTTTTTATATACTCATCATAGTCAGGTCTTAATTTTGGATATTTTTCAAAAAAGAGTCTACTTCGCTCACCAATTAATGATACTCCACTTTCGTTAACCGGGCAGTAAGTACCTGCTGCCCACATGCTCGCCCAAACTTTAGGGTCATCACAAATCAAGGCGATTGCTGCCACGCTCATCCCTAAGTCTTTCAACAGCTTACTGTTCTTTCTCATTTCGCAGTTTTCATCAGTGTAGGCTTTGCCACCTGAGATACCAAAATTAAAAGTTTGTACTCCGGCTGACACTGACAAACTACAAGTATCAATGCCATTTGATAATCCGGGTGAACTTGCTGTAGGGGGTGCTGATTGCACATTAGATGTGGAGTTACTTGTTGTACTATTATCTACAGCAGTTGCTGCAGAATAAGTGTTATTATTGGTGGAATTCATGTCGCCGTCGATAAGCGTGTTTGAGCCTGAACTTGAATTTTGTGTATGCGAATGAGCAATGACAAAATTAAAAAAGACAAGGACAAGTATTAGTCCTAAAGTTATCATTATTTTTTTCATTTTTTAAACTTACTTAATGTGTTAATACCAAAGCTACCACCAACAATCGTCAACATGATATACCAAAACATTTCAGGTGCATTTTGTAGTAGTAACCAACCTTTTTCCATGTATGGAGCAGTCCAAGGTGTGAAATGACAAATTAAAATTCCTGTAAAACATAATGTGAGCCACTCGTCTTTTAAGGAATTTTCACTAGCTTTCACTTGTGCCTTTTTGACTTGTGCTTTTGCCAACTCAACCTGTTTTGTAACTTCCATAGACTTAATATCTAACTCTTTAGTCGCTTCAATCTCGGCAGCTCTTATAATTTTCTTTTTTTCTATAGCGTGACTTGCTGCACCAATAACTTTGTCAGCAACAAGTTTTGTTATGGGATTACTTAAAAAACCTAAAAATGGTAACATTATATTAACCTCGTTAATCCTACTAATATGGCTACGACACTCCCAATCCAAAAGACAGTCTTTACTGCTCCTTGTCCAAATGACATCTGTGTTTTTAGCTGAACTATGTCGTTAGAGTTCTTTTCCACGTCTTGATGGATATGCTCTAGTTTTTCAGCTAAATATTTTAATGTAATCTCATCATTTGGCATGGTTTATAGTTCCTATCTAAGAGATGAATGGGGTCATAGTTTATTGATTCAAAATACATTTATACCTCATCCCAAGTTTGTGTTGTTTCATTCCATTCGTAATGTTTACCATCAGTTGGCTCTGTAACAGGGCATACCCATTGACAAGTGCTTTCGTCTAATGTCCAACTTGCATAAGGTTGTTTTGGTATATAGGCATCTCGTGTAGAATCATAAACACCTTCTATAGTTGCAAAATTCTTTCTTTGTGTTCCTGCTCTGTAAGTTTCTTTAAATACATCAGATGTGTTGTATAAACTTCTTAAAAAATTACTACCATTTTCCTCTGTATTCCCTATGTCATCTTCAATTACATATATTGTTTTCACAACATTAGATGAATCAAGTCTTGCAAAATATTTCATGTTTTTTTCCTTATGCTGTGTAACTGCCACTACCTGTAAACTTCACAACAGTTTCACTTCCTGTTGTTGTTACTGTTGGACTACCTGTAGTTGTTCCTGTGTATTGTGATGTTAGCATTCTAATTATTACGACACCATTACCGCCATCGCCACCATTTGCCGGTCCGTAACCACCGCCACCGCCACCGCCGCCGAGTCCGTCTGTGCCTTGTGTACCTGTGCCACTACCTTGACCACCTGCACCGCCACCACCTGAGCCACCACTACCTGCGGTAGCTGCTTGTGTACCACCGCCACCACCACCTGCATAGGTTACTGATGAGCCTGTGATTTCATTTGCTAAACCATTACCTCCATTTGACGTTCCACCTGCAGAACCTGCACCACCTCCGCCACCTGCTGCCCAATTACCAAATGTACCACTAGAGCCTGAGCCACCATTATTACCTTGTCCCCCTGTTCCGTTACCACCCGGTTGGCTTTGGAATCCACCACCGCCACCTGAGCCACCATTTTTACCTGTACCTGAACCACCGCCACCACCTGTTGCACTAACATCAGAAATATCTGAACCTGATATTGTACTTGCACTCCCATTCCCTGATGGTCTTGTGCCACCTGCTCCAACAGTTATTGTGTAAGTTGTACCGACAGAAAAGACAATAGCTGTACTACCATAATTTGTGAGCAAACCACCTGCTCCACCACCACCCATAGCACTACCTCCATCACCACCTGCTCCACCCCCTGCGACTACAAGATATTCAATGTCTGTAGGTGTACGAGGTGTTGCTGCTGCAAAACCTCTGCTCTTTGCTGACCCTGCACCAATGGTACTTAATAATGGCATATTAACCTCCTATGCAAATTTACTTTGTGCTGCTAAAACTGTGTATGTAGCAGATGCAGTTTTTATTATGGTGAATGTATAAACATCAATACTATTTGCATTTCCTGCTGATGGTGCTGTCCCTCCTGACCATTCAGGTGTAACTGATGAACCATCAATTTGATAGGCATTTAAATAATATGCACTACCACCTTGTTTCATAAGTATTGCAAATGACATAGACTCACCATTACCCATTGTCGCATTTAAAGTTGTTGAGCCATCACCTCTAAAGTTTATTGTTCTGTTTGCTGCTTGGTCAACATTAAAAAATGATACAGCTTGTGTAAGAACATCATAATTAATTGTACCTGAAGTGCCACTTTCTACTGTTACTTTCTCTATAGCTTCTGCTATTGATGTTGAGCCTGTAACTGTTAAAGCATCGGCTATTGTAATTGAGTTTGCTAATTTATCACCTGTAACTTGGTCATCTGCTATGTGTTGTGTATCAATAGAGCCATCAGTATAATGTTCAGAGTTTATTGCATCGTCCGCTATTTTTGTGCCATCTATTGCATCGGCTGCGATAGATGCTGTGTCAACTTGTGCAAATGATAATTGTGCAGCACCATCTGTTTTAAGAAAATAATTTGCTGTTCCATCTGCTTGTGGGTGCTTTAGTCCATCAATTACCACGTCGCCGGTGCCGTTTGGGGTGATAGCTATATCTCCATTTGTATCTGTTGATGTTATGGCATTGGCATCAAGTTGCAAATTATCCACCTTGATTGTACCTAATGATGATGAACCTGCATTAAGGTCTGCTAAATGACTCATTACTTCCCGGATGGCATTGTTAATTGTACTCGGCGCACACCCCTCGTTTATGTTTACTCCACCCACATCTGTATTAGAGTTTGCGGTTGCAGAGTAGTCTGATATGGCATCTTTTGACATATTCTTTCCTTTCTATTGTGATTATTTAAATAATTCCATTGTTGGTGCTGTTGTATTTTGTGCAGCTACAGAACCTACTACAGATGGAATAAATTGTTGAATTTGACCTGTGAAAAATTGTTGATATTTGGGGTCACGAATTCTATCAATTATTTGTGGATTAGCTTCAGTTACTAATTCTGCAAGTCTTTGTGATTGTGCAGATGATAATTTA